TTGCATCAGAAAAGTTTTGCAAGGAGAACAAGATGAACACAAAACGGATTAAATGTATTTTGACAGGTGGATGCAAGTTCAAAAGTTCGGATACAGAATCGAAATGTAATGATAAAGAAAAGACTTGCACTATTACGGAAACTTGCTACAAATGCGGGAAGAAGTACACTGCCGTATTCACTTACAAACAGTTAGGAATTCCAGATTAGGAGAAATGCTGAATGATAGAAATATTTGTAATTTTTGCTTTTGTGTTATTTATATTATTTTTAACTACATGGCAATGTGATGAAAAGCATGGCGTTTCGTATTGGACAGCAATGGTAATATTCGGAATAATCTTAACCGCTATTGGAGTGGCACTTTCGTATTTTATATAC